CAACCTGTAAACAAGGAATCCCACACGAATTTAAAGAACGAATAACTACTGAAAAAACAGATAGTGTTGATAAGTTAGAACAAGCCCTTAATGAATTAGACGAGGCATACAAAGAAGTTGATGAGGCATACGAAAAATATTTAGAGTTAAATGAAGAAGTCATGAGAATTAATAATGACATCATCACAGAACAAAGAGTGTTACAAAGATTATATTTAGAAATTAACGACACCGAAAATAAAGTTGCGGACATTGATGCTGAGAAAACAACACTAAAAGCCTTAGCAAAAAATGTTATAAGTAAAAATTTAGAGCGTTCAGTATTAAGTGAAGAAAACACATACTTTGATGTAGCCTCTGCACTATTGAAGGACTCTGGTATTAAAACTAAGATAATCCGCCAATATTTGCCTGTTATAAACAAGTTGGTTAATAAATACTTAGCAGCGATGGACTTCTTTGTACAGTTTGATTTAGATGAAACATTCAAAGAAACAATTAAGTCTAGACACAGAGATAAGTTTAGTTATGCAAGTTTTAGCGAAGGGGAAAAACAAAGAATTGATTTAGCTCTTATCTTCACTTGGCGAACGATTGCTAAAATGAAGAACAGTGCTAGCACAAACCTTCTTCTATTAGATGAAGTGTTTGATAGTTCGCTAGATAATAACGGAACAGACTACGTTATGACTCTACTAAATACAATAGGAAACGATACTAATGTATTTGTCATAAGTCATAAAGGAGATCAACTGTTTGACAAGTTTAGAAGTGTAATTAGGTTTGAGAAAAAACAAAATTACTCGGTGATGGTATAAATATAGGATAGAAATATGAAAGTAACAATTTATGGAAAAACAAGATGTAGCTATTGCGATGCGGCAAAAGCCTTATGCGAACAAAAAGGATTTGATTATGAATACCTTTTGTTAGATGCAGACTACACCTTTGAAACATTCCAAGAGTCATTCCCAGGAGCTAGGACTTTTCCACAGATAGTCATTGGTGAAGAACAGAAGACAATCGGTGGCTTTAGAGAATTCCAAGACTTTTTAGATCCGAGTAATCTATGAACTTAGGTGATTTAGAACTTATCCCATTTGGAGATAAAAGGCTGAACGAGGCTCCTGCACGATTCGACTACGAAAAAGACGATGCAGAACTAGTGTCTAAACTTTTACACGAAAAATGTAATATGTTAAATGGTGCTGGATTGTCTGCAAACCAAGTTGGTTTAGATATGCAAGTGTTTACAATGGTACATGGCGAGGAGTTTAAAAGAACACTTTTTAATCCTCTTCTAATTTCCGTTAGCGAAGAAACTTGTATTGAAAAAGAAGGTTGTTTATCCTTCCCAGGGTTATGGTTATCACTAAGCAGACCCTCAGAAGCAACCTTCCAATATACTGATGTAGAAGGTAAGGAAGTAATTGAAACCTACACTAGCCTAGCTGCTCGTATTGCACTACACGAATACGATCACATGCTAGGAAAAAACTTTACAATGAGAGCGTCTAAGTTTAAATTAGACAGAGCAATCAAAGGCTTAGACAAGAAAGTAAAAAGGTTTAAGCGTAATGTAAAAGGAGTAAGAAATGTCAGATGACAATTTTGACTTTGGGTTTACAGCTGTTGAAGAACCAAATTACGATAGCGTACCTCAATCATCAGTTACAGAAACTGTAACGAACGTAACCAAAGACTTTAGAGATGAAGTCATGGCAAAACTTTTAGACATCGAAGGAAGAATCTTAAATGCAGATTCCTCTGATATGGTGAATGAACACAGAACACTTGTAGAACAAGATGTGGCTAACAAACTAAAACAGTTAGAAGATCTAATTTTACCGTTGTTATTTAATTTACAAAAGAATCCAGATAAAGAATATATCCATTGGCCTAATAGAACGGCTATCATTGACAAACAGATCGAGAAAATTAAGGCGGTAACTAGATACTATGAACGACTTTAAAATTGACGACATTATTAATAACAACAACCAAAACATTTATGAGAGGGTTGCTGGTAGAGTAATTGATTTGTATCTAAATGATACGATTGAAGGGCCATCAGAATATGTAAATTGGAATCAATGTTTTAGAAATTGTGCCGAGAACGATGTTGTGATATTGCACATCAATTGTTACGGTGGCGATATCATGACAACGATCCAACTTCTACGTTCTATGTCTGAATGTAAAGGAAGGATCATTGCATCAATTGAAGGTGCTTGTATGAGTGCCGCAACATTCCTTTTTCTAAGTGCAGACATTTGTGAGGTTTCAGATCATACCCAGTTCTTGGTACACAATTACTCCTCAGGTAATTGGGGTAAAGGCAATGAACTGATCTCTAGAGCTCTAGCAGAACATACTTGGGCAAAGCGTTTGCTTACTGATATCTATTCAGACTTTATGACTCCCCAAGAGATTGAATCTGTTATTGAGGGTAAGGACTATTGGATGGACTCTAAGGAAGTGATTAAACGTCTTTCTAAGCGTAATGATATTAGAGAAAATCCAGCCCCCAAAACAAAAGCACCCCGCAAACCTAGAGTACCAAAACAAGCTAAAGCATCTTGACATTATATCATAACGGTATTATAATAGTTTTATAAATAAGAGATATAGTAACATTTTGGAGTAAGATTATGAAACTATCTAAAAACTTTTCTCTAGCTGAATTTGAAAAGTCGCAAACTGCTACAAGACGAGGCTTAGACAATTCTATGCCCAAAGAACATTTGGACAATGCAATCGCATTATGTGAGAATGTTCTGCAGAAAGTTAGAGACCACTTTGGCCCTGTTAACATTAACAGTGGTTATCGAGGCGACGAACTTAATAAAGCAGTAGGCGGTAGCTCTAGGTCCCAGCATTGCAAAGGACAAGCAGCAGATATTGAAGTAGCCGGTGTACCCAATTATCATTTAGCAAAATGGATTGAGGAAAATACAGACTTTGATCAAGTAATCTTAGAGTTCTATACGTCAGGTATCCCAGACTCAGGTTGGGTTCATGTGTCGTATAACACAGAAGGAAACAGAGGCAAATCATTAACAGCATCACGAGTTGATGGCAAAACTCAGTACACTTTAGGACTGAGCTCATAGGAGAAAATATGAAATATTTAATTGGACTATTATTAATCGCAGGCACCATGTACACAGCACCCGTTGCGGCTGCTGATACAAAGGACGTTATCGGCGGTGTCGTAGGTGGTATTATTCTTGGAGAAATTATTAACAAGAAAAGTAATCACGGGCATGGGCATGGACACGGGCATTATCACCCACAGCCTATTACAGTATACGGACCCAACGGTGAGGTTTATACAATCATTGATCCTAACCGAACACAAACTCGCAGACGTTATAGGACACGAGATCATTATGATGCCTATAACAAACACTTCCCTTGCAGTAATCAAAAATCTGGGTATGGAACCTGTGTAGAAATTATTGAGCGCATCATCGTCAAATAAAATATGAAACACCTTATATTATGTTTCGCTCTTATGAGCACAATTGCACACGGACAGACGATAGAAGAAGTTATTGTTGTAGGGCAACCCATTAACAAAGTAGAAGTAGACCCTGCACTTAACACTTCAACAATTGAATCCATCTTACCATCAATGGTTTTTACCCCAGGTGGTACTGGTGGATTTTCTTCTTTTAGAGATCGCGGACAGAGTTCTACACATACCAGAGTCTTTAGGAACGGCGTACCCGTTAACGATCCTTCTACTGGTTGGTATGACTGGGCAAACGATCTACCTCAACAATACCAAGAGATCATGATTGCTCATGGGCCCAATAGTGTACTCACAGGCTCGGGTAGTTTAGCAGGCACTGTTTTTATAACAGACAAACTTAGAAAACACTTCATAGCTCAAGCAGGCAGTGATTCAAAATATTTTTCAGTTGGCGACAAATACTTTTCTATAGCATCTAAGCAAGCATCGAATGGTAGCGTAATGAACACCAATGAGGAAGAAGACGACTACCATAACAATGTTTTAAGACTTCAAACGGGTGTATTAAATTATGCTTTAACAGATTACCAATACGATTATGATTCATGCTGGGAGTCTGACGATTGTGAACAAAAGGGTAGGAAGCACGAGTTATCAATACAAGGCGAAAATGCAACACTTGGGTTCGTAGAAAACGAACAAACATTTTTGAGAAACGGTGAAGAGAGCTACTCTTCTAAAAATCAAAGATACTATTTAGATGCTCGTAAGTATGTCAACGATTATGTACTACTTGGATCAAACGTAGAAAGAGAGGATAATGGTGCCGAAAAGTTAACAGTTGGATCAGTCTACTCTTTTCTTACCTATGATTTGTTTAATGCAGGACTAAGATATGAGAACGATGATGTATTCGTATATAAAGTAGGTGTCAGAACCCCAGACTTTTCAATTAGTGTAGGGAATAGTTATAGGCGACCGACTCTATATGAAACGAACGGCGACGGTTGGGTATCACCAAATCGGTTTCTCAACGCAGAGGAGGGGCAAGGTGTCGACGTACGATATAAAATTTTTTCAGCTTTCGCCTACGAATTTGACGAGGGTATAGATTACGACTATGTCAATAACCAGTATGTGAACACAGGCTCCTACAGTACCAAGGGTATTAAGGTACTAGCCTACTACAAACAATTCAAGACAGTTATAGCAGTCACACATTCAGATCTTCCAAGGATCCCTAAACTTCGTACAGCAATCATGTTTGAGGACGACTACAAGGGTTATACCTACGGGTTCAAACTAGCATACCAAAACGGACGACGAGACGTTGACAAAACACCGCTCGAGGATGTAAAATCAGCACAGTTACATATAGGAAAAGACTTTGGAATCTACAATGTAATGTTCCAAATTAGGGACGTTTTTGATAGAGAATTCGAGATTTTACCCCAATATACTGCCGGCGGACGTGAATATTTGTTGACTTTAGCCCTAAACTACTGATTTAACAAGGAAAAAGAATTCAAAAAAAGTGCGTTTTTTGCTTGACTTCTGCAGATAAAGAGTTTATAATACTTGTATAAATTAATAAAAGTGAGGACTTTTAATGACGATACAAATAAACAACCAAAAGTCGATACTAGCAAAACTGCTAGCGACGGAGAATGTTCAGGTAGAACACGCCAACATTCCAACAGCAGCATTTGACCTTAAGAATCGAAAGATCCTCCTCCCCCAATGGAAAGACATCTCCCCTGATCTTTATGACCTCTTAGTAGGACACGAAGTCGGACACGGTTTAGAGACTCCTGAGGAAGGCTGGCACGATTCAGTTTCTAAAGACCCCAAGCTCAAAGGCTTCCTCAACATTGTAGAAGATGCTCGTATCGAGCGTAAAGTAAAAGAACGTTATCCTGGACTAGTTAAAAGTTTCTACGGTGGTTACCGAGAACTTTTTGCCCGAGACTTTTTTGGTGTTAAGGATTTAGACGTTAACGAACTTCCACTAATTGACAGAATCAATCTTCACTTTAAAGTAGGTTCTCTCCTAGGCATTAATTTTACAGACGAAGAACAAGTATTCGTAGACCGTGTAGCAAAAACTGAGACATGGGCAGACGTTGAGCAGTTAGCTCAAGAGTTGTATGGCAACTCTCAAAAAGAAGCCGAAGAAATGAAGGAACAGCAACAGTATGTTCCTCAAGACTCAGACGAGGACTTCGAAGACGACGATGAAATGGATACTCCTCCTCCCCCTCCTCCTAGCTCAGATGATGAACAGGAGGATGACGAAGAAGAATCCGAAGAAACAAATCAATCAGGCAACAGCTCTTCAGACTCAGATGATGAAGAAGAATCCGAAGAATCCGAAGAAGGCGAGTCAACTGCCCAGGACTTGTTAGACGAGTTTATGGAAAGCGACGGCGAGATGTCAATCACAGATCAAGCTTTCCGAAAAAACGAAAAGAAGTTGGTAGCTTTAGATAGCTTGGCACCGGTTTACATAGACATCCCTGAGGTTAAGGACTGGAAAAAGTATGTAGTCCCAGCGCGCGAGATGTACACAGGCTTGAACAAGAGTTTCAAGATTATGCCAGACTATTATGCAGACGCTGCTAAAGATACAGAGCTGGTAGCAACTGAACTACTCTCAACATTCAAGGCAAAAAATAACTCGGTTGTTAATCATATGGTTCAGCAATTCGAGATGAAGCGTAAAGCAACACAGATGTCTAAGGCAAAGATTTCTAAAACAGGTAAGTTGAACGAGGACAAGCTTTGGGCTTACAAGATAACAGAAGATCTCTTCAAACAGACAACGGTTGTGCCCAACGGTAAAAACCACGGTATGTGTATGTTTATTGATATGTCAGGCAGTATGTCTGGTAACATGGCAGGCACAATTGAACAGCTGTTGACTCAGGTGTTGTTTTGTAAGAAAGTCAATATTCCGTTTGAGGTTTATGGGTTTACGACTAGCAGCGAATATGGCGCCGTAGAAACTCAAAGGATTCCAGGACAATTTGCCCTACAAAAAGAAGACATGATGCTCCGTCATTTGTTCTCAGGTTCATGGAATAAGACTCAGACTGAATCTGCGATGAAGCACTTGTTATGTTATGCAGAATACTTTAACCAACGTTCATCATACAACCGTTATGAAAACGAATGGTGGCAGGTTGAGAACAGAAACTATCAACTAGGTGGAACTAATCTCAACCATACTTTGATAATGGCAATGCAGATTGTGAAAGACTTCCGCAAGGCTAACAATGTAGAGATAATGAATACACTGTTCCTAACTGATGGTGGAGCCACAGATAGCGTGGAGTATTGGGAGCAATCAACGTTTGAAGATGAGCGTATTTGGAGTAAAGGTTTACGACACGATGAGAAAACCGTATTCAGACACAAGCAATTGATTGTTGGTGGCGGCAAAAACGTTCGAGGCAGAGATAGAAATTATAACACTCTTCTCCTAGTTGAAATGTTCAAGTTGACTACAGGATCCTCAGCGATCAATTACTACTTAATGGAAGGTGGCTCAACTCGAAATGTAACCTACGAGTTTGAATCAACCCAACAATACAATAGCGGTTTTAGCTGGTGCTCCTTTGAAGATGGACAATACATGAAAACCTTTAGACGAGATGGTGTCTTGATGATTCAAGATCAGGTAGGCTACGATGCTCGTTTCCTAGTTAACGGTAAGAAGTTAGGTATTGATGAAGATGTCCTAGAAGTTAACTCTAACAAGAAGGGCGACCTACTCCGAGGCTTTAAGAAGTTCAACTCAGGTAAGGTTCAGAAGCGAGTGTTCCTAAGCAAGTTTATGGATATGGTAGCATGATTCCAAAACCGTTGGATATTTTTAACGATAAAAATAATGTCATAATCTCTGCTCCAAAAGTAGGGACATCAACCTTAAGATATATCAAGGGTATAAACTCTGGTTCTTACTTAGATTTAGAGCCTGGTAAGAAACAGAAGTGGATGCTTATCCGACACCCTTATGAAAGGTATGTCAGTGGCTTGATATCAAATAGGACATACTCTGTCTCGAGGTTAATGTTGGGCCCACAGGAAAAAGAGAAGTTCAGTAACCTAGAGTTGCATAACCATCTCGTCTCAATGCCGATCTTAAGAGACCCTTCCTTTTGGGATCATTACATTAAGTTCCAGGTCAATCATAATAATTCTAATAATTGGGGATTGCGAGATGTACATACCTCAAACTGGCTAGATAGGTTTGTAGTTCCTGAGAATTGTAAGATAGTTCACTTAAAACAAATGAACACACTATTAACCCAGCTGGGTTATTCACAAGTTGAAACAAGAAACGAAAGTGATCCTAAAGTTCTAGCAGCAGTTGAAGAGGCTCTAGAATACCCTAATTATAGAATGGATTTGTTCCGTTACTTGCGTCCTGAGATTAAGGTATACGAACGTTTGGTAGAGCAATTAGAGTTTGCGACGGAATATCCGGAAGATAAAACGGGTGGAATGTTAGGTAAGGGCCTAAGTTATTGATATTATATGGCAAAAGAGTTGAAAAAAAGTGAAAAAAAGTGCGTTTTTTGCTTGACTTTTGAAAAAATAGGCTGTATAATACTTGTATAAAATGAAAAAACAACTTAAAAATAGTGAGGACTATATTATGATGACATTAGAACGAGAGCAGTTGGTATCGGCATTGAAAGAAAAGGATACTCAAAACGGACAGTTCAAAAGGATTGATATCCTAAAGACTGCCGAAGAACTAGGACAACCCTTTCCGTCCTGGATTGTTAACAAAGACGATTGGAAAGTGTCTCGAGGACTTTACAATTTGGCAAGTATGTTTCAAGGAAACATGGCGCCAATCCAAAAGACTCAGATGCAGGTAGTTCCAAAGACTCCAGTGATGGTAGTCGAGACTCCTGAAGCCAAGGTCCTAACACAGGCAAAGTTAAACGTGGATATAGAAAATTTAATCCCAGTCAAAGACAGCACGTTTGTGCCCTTTGGCTTCTATCGAGATTTGAAGAAAGTTCTTCAGTCTCCAATGTTCTATCCAATATTCATCTCAGGATTATCAGGTAATGGTAAGACTACGATGGTTGAACAAGTATGTGCGAATCTAAAACGTGAGGCGATTCGTGTAAATATTAGTATTGAAACCGACGAAGACGATTTGATCGGTGGAAATACACTAGTTGACGGTAACGTCGTTTATAGAGAAGGACCGGTCCTCACCGCCATGAAACGTGGCGCGGTACTTATCCTTGATGAAGTAGACAGAGGATCCAACAAGCTCATGTGCCTCCAGGCCATACTTGAAGGCAAATCTTACTTTAACAAGAAGAACGGCGAGACTGTTATTCCTGCTCCCGGGTTCACGGTTGTGGCAACGGCTAATACAAAAGGCAAAGGCTCAGATGACGGAAAGTTCATCAGCGCCCAACTTTTGGACGAGGCGTTCCTGGAGAGATTCGCAATCACCGTAGAGCAGGAATACCCTACAGCAGCCACTGAGAAAAAGATTGTTCTCAATAAAATGGCTAAAGCAAATTGTACAGACGAAGAGTTTGCTACTCACCTAGTAACATGGTCCGAGGTCATTCGTAAGACTTACTTCGAAGGCGCCATTGACGAGTTGGTTAGCACGCGTAGGCTTGAACACATTGTTAACGCATTCGCGATGTTCGGTGATAAGCTCAAGGCTGTACAATTATGTGTCAACAGGTTCGATGAAGATACAAAGGCAGCGTTTGTTGACTTGTACTCAAAGGTCGACCCTGCGGCACAACCCGAAGTTACTGAAGAAGTAGCGACGGAAGAAGTAGTTGATGCAGGTGAAGATGTTACTTTCTAATTACATCAAATACTTTGACGAAGGTCTCCCGGACGATTTGTGCCGGGAGACCATTAAGTTAATGGAAGAGAATCCACAAAATCATCATTCACATAATGGGTGCTTATTGTTCTCAGATGTGGATAGTAAATTTAGGACAAATCTTAGCGCCCCTATACTCTCCTCTGTTGGGTCCTATTCGGCACTAGTACCACAGTATGTAGTCAATTCTCTTAGGCTTAGAAGTTCTGAGATTGAGCACGTGGTGGTAACTAAAATACCAAAGGGAGAGGGTGCTAAAGTATTCTTTGATAATTATGGAACCCCTAAGAGACGCTTAGCAATGATGTATCATCTAAACACTGTCTCAGGTGGTAACATAAAATTTGAACACGCAGGAATAGAGACACAGCAGGTACAGGGGTATCTAACGGTATTCCCTTACGCTTGGCTTTATGAATACAGTATTGCCCCCGCGGACGAGGACCAATACATATTAATGACTTATTTGAGGTTAAAAGATGAAGCAGCCGCAGTATAAATATAACGAGGGAGAAGCCCTTAAAGAAATCAAAGACTATATTGATGCGACTTATAGTCAGCATTATTCACAAAACAAATATCAAGCAACCGAGTTCATCATTGATGGCGGACACGGTGAGGGTTTTTGTATTGGAAATGTCTTAAAGTATGCCCAACGGTACGGCAATAAAGGAACCGAAGAAGATTGGCGAAAGGACTTGATGAAGGTTATCCACTACGGTATAATTGCACTCCATGTCCATGATGTCAATAAGAAAAATCTTATAAATAGTGGTAAGTAATTTATAACCTAATCGGAGATTAAAAATGGCTCATGTAGTAACCTACAAATACACCCGCCCTAATGTATTGGTTGACTTTCCAACCGCTACGGCTGAACAAGCGGATTGGGATATCGAAAGACGCTCCCTATTGACAACGCACGGAATTGATCTGACTTACAATGTGAATGAAGATGGAACCGTTGCAGAAGCAGTTCTCACCGCAGAAAATCAAGAAACTTTTCAAACATACCTGACTGCTATTGAAGCAAATGGCGGTACAGATATTTTACAAGATATTAAACAGCGTGGCGAATCTGACGGTGTCACCATTGAAATTTTTGTGAACGGTGTAGAACACACCCCTAGCTAAAACGGTACAACTCGTACTTGACATTTATCATGAAAGTCCGTATAATACACGGACATAAAACAATTGGAGTATATTATGAAAATATCGAAATCAACTCTTGACATTCTCAAGAATTTCGCAACCGTCAATTCTAATATTTTAGTTCGACAAGGAAATGTTCTTTCTACTATCAGTACTGGAAAGAACATCTTTGCTCGAGCAGAAGTATCAGAAACTTTTGACAAAGAGTTTGCAATCTATGATCTAAATGGATTGTTGGCTCTCTTAACTCTCATGGAAGATCAAGAAGTATCTTTTGGAGACGAATCCATTACAGTATCTAAGGGTAGCTCAAAGTTTGAATACTTTTATGCAGACCCTAACATTATTGTATCCGCCCCTGATAAACAAATTGAAGTAGACGACTTCTACAGTTTCGACTTGTCTGCAGATGACTTGGGTATGATTATGAAAGCAGCCGCAATTACTGGAGCGCCTATGCTCTCGGTTGTAACGAACGATGGTAAGGTAACACTTACTGTAGGCGACCCTAGCACTCCTAAATCGAATAGCTTCAAGCAAGTTATTGGAGACGCTAGTGTCGAATTTGATTGTAGACTACAGATTGAGAACTTGAAAGTTGTCCCTGGAGCCTATAAAGTAACATTATCTCAGAAGAAATTCATGTTCCTTCAATCCACTAGTAGCGATTTAAAATACTGGTTGGCTTTGGAACGTTCTTCAGAGATCTAATATAGGAGTATATTATGGAAAACGACAAAATGACTTTTGTTTTGAGGCAGGCCTCAAACGGGTGGATTCTTGAAGTAGATAAAAATGGCGAGAATGTTGAATACATTTTTAACAGAGACGGTGCCGCATTATCTATGATGAGGAAAATCCTTAAAGGTGAATTAGATCCATTTGAAGAAGGTGACGAATAATGTTTTTCTCTTCCGCAGTTCCTGCCGTTGAATGGCAAACTAGAGTTGACAATGAATGGCAAACTCTGAGGAGTGAAGATGTATTTTCAGGCAAGCGAGTAGTTTTATTCGCACTGCCTGGTGCCTTTACTCCTACGTGTTCTAACTTCCAACTCCCAGGGTTTGATATTCGTTATAACGAGTTCATTGAGAATGGCATTGATGAAGTTTATTGCTTATCTGTAAATGATTCGTTCGTAATGAACGCATGGTTCGAAAGTCTAGACATTAAAAATGTTAAGGCAATTCCAGATGGTTCTGTAGCTTTTACTAATCGTCTAGGTATGTCTGTAGCAAAGGATCATGTAACATTTGGACTACGCTCTTGGAGATACGCTATGGTTGTAAACGATGGCGAGATTGAACAAGGGTTTATTGAGAAAGGATTCGGACACAATACAGCCGACGATCCTTATGAAATCTCTACCCCTGAAAATGTGTTGGCCTTCCTCAGAGGCGATGACTTTATTACAGGCGACGACGAAGCCACAGTAGAGCCTGAGGGAAAACATATCGAGCTAGTCTTAGATGACAGCGCCGATATTAAAGAACGTTTCGGTTCTTAAATTATTTATTATATTATGGTTAAGGTGAGTTATGGAAAATGTGCAAGAAAAATTCTTATGGGTGGAAAAGTATCGTCCGAGAACAATTGAAGAATGTGTTCTCCCCGAGGACACAAAAAATACTTTTTCGCAGTTCTTAAAACAAGGAGAAGTTCCTAACCTGTTACTATGCGGAACAGCAGGTACAGGTAAGACTACAGTAGCTAGAGCCCTGTGTGAAGAACTTGGTGCGGACTACATTATTATTAATGGTTCGGACGAGGGTCGTCAGATTGATACACTTAGGACTAAAATTAAACAGTTCGCGAGTGCAGTTAGTTTCGAGGGTAAGACTAAGGTAGTAATACTTGACGAAGCAGACTACTTGAATAAAGATTCAGTACAGCCTGCCTTACGTGCTTTTATTGAAACATTCTCTGAGAATTGTAGGTTCATTTTTACTTGTAACTACAAGAACCGAATTATCTCTCCCTTACATTCTAGGACAACGGTTATTGAATTTAAAACTGGCAATGGTAACAAACCAAAGCTAGCAGCAAAGTTCATGGATCGTATGAAAGTTATCCTAAACAATGAGGGTGTAGAGTTTAAGGAAAACGTCTTAGCAGAACTTCTAATTAAATACTTCCCAGACTATCGCCGTGTTATTAATGAACTACAGCGATACTCTGTGGCAGGTATAATCGACGAAGGTATCCTCAGCAACATTGCAGAAGTAAACACTAAGGAGTTGATTAACTCTTTACGTGGCAAAGATTGGAAGAAGATGCGACAGTGGGTTGCTAACAATGTGGACACAGATCCACAAGGAATTTTCCGTTACATCTTTGACTCATTACTTCCTGAGATTAAATCCGTTCCTCAAATGGTTTTGCTCATTGCAGACTATCAATACAAAGCAGCATTCGTGGCTGACCAGGAGATTAACCTTACAGCATGTCTCACAGAGATCATGGCTAATGTTGAATTTAAATAATTTTATAAATAATAGCAGAGAGGTTATATGCTTCATTTTAAAATTAAATTCCCTCACACCGAGGAATTAGAAAAGATAAGGTTGGTATACAGGAACGGTTATACTCACGAATTGTGGGTTAAAGACCTCGAACACAAAAACGGTCTTTATTCTTGGACACACGCTTATGATGACGACAGAGTCCTTGAAGTGGTGCAACAAGAGATTATTGCCATATTTGTTATAAAGAGATCCACAAGGATCATTTGGAATTGAAGGTAAATTTATATTATGAGTTTTTTAGAAGAACTAGGCCCGCCCGTAGAATCAATTGACGAGAATGAATTTGTTGAGAAGTTAACAAAGATATCTCCTTTTGATTTTTCGAACAGTATTACATTTAACAAAGACAACTTAATTGTAGATGACTGGTCCGAGAATCAGTACAACGCATTTATCGTTAACAGGTCGCTAGGCTTTGGTGCTGATACAGCAATCGCCGCTAACGAAATGAATTGTCGTCCTCATACAGATAATAAAATGCAGTATGAATTCCTCAAGGGAGTTATCCGCAAATCTAAGAGATACAACAAATGGATTAAAGCAGAAGAAGAAAACCTGCAGGCAATCCAAACCTTTTTTAAATATAGTTACAACAAAGCAAAAGAAGCACTTCGCATCTTATCTCCTGAAGACATAGAAAGTATCAAAGAATACAACATAGCGTCTAAAGGTGGGAAAGTATAAATAAGTTTATCCACAATATGTTATGGATACATTATTACAGGCAAATGCGAAATGAACGACGACAATTTTTTTGACATTGATTTCCCAGGATATAAACCTATGGAAATCCTTCTAAGTCAACCAGACGATTTTCTAAAAGTTCGTGAGACACTTTCACGAATCGGCGTTGCTTCTCGTAAAGAAAATATTTTATATCAGTCTTGCCATATTTTACATAAGCAAGGTAGATACTTTATTACCCACTTCAAAGAGCTTTTTGCACTAGACGGAAAAGAAGCGGACTTAACAGAGAACGATCTACAGAGACGAAACAGCATTACAAAACTTCTATCAGATTGGGGATTGGTAACAATCATTCAGCCACTTACAGAAGAAGATCTTGCACCTCTGTCGCAGATTAAGATTATATCTTTTAAAGAAAAGAACGACTGGAACTTAGTTCCTAAATACAACATTGGGAAAAAACGATAACTAAAAATTATGCTATTGAATTTGAATCCTCTTTTATATTATGAGGATGACTTTTTATCTAATTATGAATGCGATAAGATTATAGAGTTATCCAAAGATAGTTTAGATAGATCCAAAGTAGGATCGTCTGGTAATTCCCACGTTTCAGAACACCGAACTAGCTCTAATGCTTGGTTGCATCGGCGCTCTAGTGATTTTGTAGATAACGTATACAAAAGACTTGAAAGTAAGCTACTCATTAGCACATCTCAAGCAGAAGCCATACAGGTTATTAACTATGGCGCTACTCAAGAATATAAACCACACCACGATACATTCCAACCAGAGGAAGTAGAGAAACAGGGCTCACAAAGAGTTATGACTGCTCTGTTATATTTGAACACACCCATATCTGGTGGTGGCACATCTTTTCCTGCACTACATAAAAGAGTAGATGCTATGAAAGGTAGGCTAGTTATTTTCAGCACAGTATTCCCAGGCACAAAAATTCAGCATCCATTAGCATTACATGGCGGAGAGCCTGTAGGCATGGGAGAGAAGTGGGCGGCTAATGTGTGGTACCGAGATACAACTTATCCAAAACCTGCAGAAAAATCTGAGGCAGAGGAAGAAACTGTATAAATAGTAACGGGTACGCCGTAAGGGTATCCGAATTTTAACTTGCTTAATTTAAGGAGAAAAATATGGTAGCAGATTATAGATTCAACACATCACACGTGGACGAGATTTTTAATAGAATTAGTCCATTTACAATAGGGTTCGATGGAGTATTAGAAAACCTGAAGAACGTTTCAGAGATTGCTAATAACTATCCTCCCTATAACATTATTAACCACCCAGAAGAAGACAAGTTCTCAATTGAAATCGCAGCAGCGGGTTTCCGTAAAGAAGAATTTAATGTCAATCTTGTTCCTAAAGGTAACAAACTAGTTATCCAAGGTGTTCAGGACAGAGGTCCTGATGAGAAAGAATACTATCACAAGGGCATTGGTGCGAGAAACTTTACAAGAACTTTTGCCTTGGCAGAAGAAGTTAAGGTAGTAGGTGGCGAGTTTACTAATGGGATGTTGGTGATTGAACTACAAAGAGTTATTCCTGATGAGAAAAAACCTCAGGAAATTAAAATTAAATAACTCGTAACAAAACGGTTGAGGGGGGTCTCCCCCCTCAACCACTATATATTATTAAGGAATAAATTATGTCTAATATACAAATCATTAAGCTAAGTTCAGGCGAAGATGTTATTAGTGATGTCAGTGAAGTTGAATACAATGGCAGTAAGCTAATTACAATGAACAAACCGGCTCTCATTATGATGATGCCAAAAGAAAATAACCCTGACGAATTTGGTATTGGACTAGCTCCTTACGCACCCTTCGCTAAAGACAAGCAGGTTCCCGTGATGCCTTCTCATATTGTCTCAGTATATGATCCTGAAGACGAGCTCGAGGCTGAATATCGAAGAATTCACAATATGCCTAAACACGCAGGCATTATTACTAAAGAACAAAAAATACTCAAGGGGTAGTCATGTACGAATATAACTGTGACATCCGAAGAGTAGTAGATGGAGACACCGTAGATGTGGATATCGACTTGGGATTCGGTATATGGATCCGTAATGAAAGGGTTAGGCTATACGGCGTCGACACCCCGGAAAGTAGAACCCGTGATCTCGTTGAAAAAAAGTACGGAATATTGGCAAAGGAGTATGTCGAGGCAGCACTGTCCAATGGTGCTATACTACGAACCCATAAAGACAAGTCAGGGAAATTTGGTAGAGTTCTCGGGGACTTCATCATATATGATGGGGTTGAAGATAGACAAAACAGTCTAAACGCTATGCTTGTTAGAGATCATCATGCCGTCCAATACACAGGGCAATCTAAAGAACTAATTGCCGAAAAACATATAGCCAATAGGGCTCTTGTTAAGGAGTTTTTGGCAAAATAGTTCTTGACTTTTCCATAGTCTTATAATATAATATGTTTAACTTGAATGGGAGTCTCTATGAACTTTTACACTTATGCCAAGCACTACGGCAACAAAATCCTTGTCCGAGGTGTTAAAAATGGACAACGCTTTACAGCAAGGCACGACTTTAAGCCTACGATGTTTGTCAAGTCTGACAAGCCCAGTGAATATAAAAGTATGTTTGGAGAAGCAGTTTCTCCTATTAAGTTCGAGACAAATAAGGAAGCAACAGAGTTTGTTAATCGCTACAAAGACGTAGCAAACTTTCCTATCTTCGGACAAGATCAGTGGGGTTATCAATACCTCACAGAAAAATATCCCGGCACAGTAGAATGGGATTTAGAAAATGTTGAAATATATTCTATAGATATTGAGACAACTTCTGAGAATGGGTTTCCAGATGTAAACAATCCTATTGAACGTGTCCTTCTAATCACCTTACAAAATGCTAGAACAAAAGCAATAACAACATTTGGCACAGGTTCCTATACTCCTACAGAGCATACAGAACATCTAAATGTTGATTACGTGAACTGTTCTGATGAACGCGCCTTACTTAACAACTTCTTAAATTGGTGGCAAGTTAATTGCCCTGATGTAATTACAGGTTGGAATAGTGAGATGTTCGATATTCCTTATCTTGTTGCTAGGGTTGAACGTACACTAGGCGACGAACAGAAGAAAGCATTTAGTCCCTTTCAGTTAGTTGCTAAGAAAACTATTAATTCCTTTGGACGTGAGATTCCTAAATATGATATTACAGGTGTGGCTCAATTAGACTACTTAGACTTGTACAGGAAGTTCACTTACGTTACTAGGGAATCCTACAAACTAGACTTCATTGCAGAAACAGAACTAGGCCATAAGAAACTAGAAAATCCACACGATACATTCCAACAGTTCTATGAGAATGACTGGAACTTATTTGTTGAATATAATATTATTGATACTGTTCTTGTAGACGAATTAGAAAACAAGATGAAGTTGATTGAACTTTGTATGACAATGGCATACGATGCCAAGTGTAATTACCAAGACGTATTCTCTCCTGTAAAATTGTGGGACTGTTTGTTGTACAATCACCTACACGATCAGAATGTTGTAATTAATTCTCGAGGCAAACGTCCAGCAAGGAACATTGCTGGTGCTTATGTACAAGAGCCTGTTCCTGGTTCTTATGAATGGGTTGCCTCTTTTGATGCGACGTCACTGTACCCTTCGATTATTATGCAGTACAATATGTCTCCTGAGACAATCGTAGATGGTTATACATTTGACGTACAGGTTAAGGACTTGTTAACTAAAGGATATGACTTAGACAAACTCAAAGATAAAAACTACGCAATGGCTTCTAATGGGTATTGTTTTACCCGAGACAAAAAAGGATACTTTCCTGAGATTGTACAGAAGTTTTTTGATGATAGGCAAAAGTATAAAAAACTTATGCTTCAGGCAAAACAGAAGTATCAAGACACAGGTGCAGATGTTTACAAAGCAGAGATTGCTAAATACAATAATTTTCAGATGGCTAGAAAGATTCAGTTAAACAGTCTTTATGGTGCCATGGCTAACGAATACTTTAGATACTATGATGATAGGATTGCAGAAGGTATTACATTATCCGGACAATACATTATTCAGGATACTGCTAAGGCACTAGACGTGTTCTTGAACAAGGTGTGTGGTACTAATGGCGAAGTGACATACAGTTTTTATTCTGATACAGACTCCTGTTACATTACTCTAAACAAATTGGTTGAGATGTATTATGCAGATAAGCCTAAAGATAAAATTGTAGACATTCTAGATAAAGTTGGTACAGATCAGATTGAACCTTGTATCGCTAGGGCAATGGATAAACTTGCTAAGTATACAAATGCCTTCGAACAAAAGATATTCTTTAAACGTGAGGCAATTGCAGACAAGTGTGTTTGGATTGCGAAGAAGCGATACGCTATGAATGTTTACGACAACGAGGGTGTTAGGTATGACCCACCCGACTTGAAGGTTATGGGACTTGAGATTGTTCGCTCATCCACTCCTGCTCCTGTTCGAGATAGTTTGAAAGAGGCAGTTAGGTTGTGCTTGAACTCAGACGAAAAGACAGTACAGAGTTTTATTGAGAACGCTAAGAAACATTTTAATACTTTAACTCCCGAGGAGATAGCATTTCCACGTGGGTGTAACAACTTAGCAAAGTATCGTAGCGTATCTGATATTTATTCTAAGGGCACACCGATGCACGTTCGAGGTGCTCTACTATATAATTATCATCTTGCTCAGAAAAATGTAACTTCTAAATATGAGGAGGTACAAGAAGGGGACAAGATTAAATTTATATATCTAAAGGAACCGAATACCATTAGAGAAAACACCATAGCATTTGTAACAAAATTGCCTCCAGAGTTTGACGTTCACAAGTATGTTGATTATGACTTGATGTTCTCCAAAGCATTCCTAGAGCCAATGGACACAATTGTAAAGTCATTGGGCTGGAACACAGAAGAACAAGCATCATTGGAGGATTTATTCGCATGAGATTTTTAATTGTAGGTTATGGTTTTGTAGGAAAGGCAACAGAGTACTTGCTACAAAGGGTTGTAGGTAAAGAAAATATTTTCATTCAAGATCCTGCCTTAGGTATGCTATGTGAGGAAACGGATTTTGATTATACTTTCCTTTGTGTACCTACACCAAATAAAGGCAGAGAATTAGACATTTCACTATTACAACAGGTGTTCAATGAATATAAAGAAAAGAACACAGGTGATATTATCATTCGCTCTACTATAGGACCCGATCAAGTTGATTTGTTTAAAGATGCAATCATCATGCCAGAGTTTCTACGTGAACGATCCTGGAAAGAAGATGTAGATGATTCTACGTTGCCCTTTATTATTGGTTGTGTTGGTGGTTCATATAATGTGAACAAAATGTACGAGTTTGTTTCAATGTTTGACTTGCTAAAAATTGTAACAATGTTGACACCGAAGGAGGCTAGCTTTTTTAAGTTAGCAAGAAACTCAGCACTAGCAATGAGGGTAGCACTTGCGAATGAATACAAAGAAATGTGTGATCGCATGGAAATTGACTACAAAGAAATAGGAACACTATTACAACTTGATCCTTGGACGGGTGGTACTCATTGGCAGGCACCTGGTCCTGATGGAATGCCTGGTTTTGGGGGAACTTGTTTCCCTAAGGACTTGACACACATGGCAAGTATGTGTTACAATACATATAATATATTAGAAACTGCACTTGAACAAAACACTATTAGGAGGTGTAACTATGAGCTTACTAGAAAAGCTACAAAAAAACTCGACGATTAAGGAAACGTCGCAGTTAACAAACTCTAAATTCTTTGGCAAAAAGGATTTAATTCAGACTTCGGTGCCTGCGTTAAACGTGGCACTAAGCGGTAGGTTAGACGGTGGATTAACTCCCGGACTAACAGTATTCGCAGGCCCTAGTAAACACTTTAAAACAGCGTTTGCTATGTTGTTGGCTAAGTCCTATCTAAACAAATATGATGATGGCATTATTCTTTTTTACGATTCAGAATTTGGTGCACCTCAGGCATACTTTGAAACATTTGGTATTGATACAGACAGAGTAGTTCATACTCCTATTACTGATGTTGAACAATTGAAGCATGACTTTATGCAACAGTTGAATGGTATTGAACGTGGCGATCATGTTATGATTATTGTAGATTCCATTGGTAACTTAGCGTCAAAGAAAGAAGTAGATGACGCACTAGATGGAAAGAGTGTAGCTGATATGACAAGGGCAAAACAAATGAAGTCCTTGTTCCGTATGGTTACTCCTCACTTTACAATTAAAGATATTCCAGCAGTAGTTATTAACCACACTTATAAAGAGATTGGTTTGTTCCCTAAAGACATCGTATCAGGTGGAACAGGTGTGTATTACTCCGCAGACAATATCTTTATCATTGGCAGACGTCAGCAGAAAACAGGAACAGATGTATCAGGTTATGACTTTGTAATTAATGTCGAGAAGTCTAGGTTTGTTAGAGAGAAGTCTAAGATCCCTGTTGAAGTATCCTTTGAAGGTGGTATTAGCAAGTGGTCAGGCCTAATTGACATGGCAATAGAATCAGGACACGTTATCAAGCCTAGCAACGGCTGGTATCAGAAAGTGGATAAGACTACAGGTGAAGTTATCGAAGGCAAATATAGATCTAAAGATACTTACACTAAAGAGTTCTGGTTGCCAGTATTATCAGATCCTACTTTTATTAAGTGGATTGAAAACAGGTATATTATTTCAAGCGAAGCAGGTATAATGCAAGATGAAATTTCTGCAGAAGATATTGAACAAATCTACGAAGAAGTCTAAAGGCTCCTGCGATCGCTGTTCAGTTCCTATTTGGGAAGGAGATCGAGCATTATGCTTTCACACAGACGTCGAAGAGTTATATCTTTGTGAAGTTTGTGTGGAAGTAGTTCGTGAAGAATTTATAGCAGAAGACGTTCGTTAAGGATATTATATGGACTATGTAGAAGCAGACTACATTGAATGTAATGTAGTAAACTATGAAACGTGTCATGGTGTAGAATCAAATCTCGCTAACATTGATATGGTGTATCGCCCAGGAGTCAACACAATACGATTAGGTGTGTTTGTAGATGAACGTATGGACAGGCGTAGAGTGTTTGGTTATATTAGGCAGTTGAATAAAATCTTCAAAATTAACGGAGTCCAAATTCACATGGAAGCCGCATTCGTAGAGCCTGTTGATATTGAAAATACATATGACAACTTGGGTAACATCACACTTGCTTATGATTTAAAAGACTGGTATCAATACTCACCCTTTTATGAAAAGGCTTGGCTTGTAGACAAATACGAAGCAGACATGGTTCATGTTATGTTGGATAATAAACAAGACTGGGAAGTATGCGGTGCAGGTTGGCGATGGATAGGAGAAGGTATGACGGCGGGCATGACTGCTTGTTATAGCAAGAATGACATTGCAACCATAGATCCTGAACAAGAAACTTCTACTGAATATATCTTTGCACATGAGATTGGACATCAATTAGGATTGGCTCATACTATAGACGAAGAGCCCACTTTTAAAGTCGGGGCAGGTTACGAGGCATCAAATAATACAGGAACAATTATGTCCTACGCTAAAAATAGAGTAAACTATTACTCCGATTTTTGGCTTACAGTAGACGGTGTGGAATATGGTGACTCAGAACATAGGGCCTCAATGGCAATTAATGCCGCGGCGCCAAGTGTCTCATTAACATATGAAAAATATGGTCCATACAATTATCCTGTTTTTAATAATGAAACTTCATATGGTGGCGACCCATCAAAGCAGTTTGATAGATTACTGAATTCTGTTATGGAGCGTTAGTGAAGTATAAAAAGAACTATATTGAAATGTACCCAGTGTTGCATTGCAACCTGAAGTGCCTTAATTGTTCTATGGCAAGTCCATATCTAAAACCAGAGTTTGAATCTTTAGAGCAATTTAAAAAGGATTGCGATGCTCTAAATAAGTATTATGAACTAGACATAGCCAGGTTCACCGGTGGCGAGTGTACACTACACCCAGAGATTGTCGAGTTTTTAAAATACCCTAAAGAGATTGGCCTGGCTAAAATGAACTGTATCATTACTAATGGTATAAACCTGTTGTCTCAGCCTGAAGAATTTTGGAAAAATTTAGATGCAATTAATCTCAGCATATACCGAGATACAAATATAAACTATGATAAAATAATTAAAAAGATTGAAGGGTATCAAAAAATATATCCTAAACTACATCTTAGAGTTTTAACAGACATGGAAGTTGTTAAAACCCTAGTAGGATACCAAAGAGATATTGTAGCAAAGGGTGCTGAGGTTAACATTGTAAATGGGCATTTCAAAGTGATGCACCATAAAGACACATTAAATACAGAAGAAGAAGCCTTAGACATTTGGAAAAAATGTTGGTTGAAGGATAGCGCAGTTGCAATATACGGCGGACACTTTTACAGATGTCCAATGACTTATGTTAAGGCAAAGTTATATGAACAGAGCGGAATAGAACCTCCCTTTGATTTTAGCAAAGATGCAATTCCACTTCACCAAGAAAACACAGGTGAATTGATTAAAAATATGATGGAGTCGGAAACAAATATCCAAGCATGCCGAGTCTGCTTAGGATTTAATACAGGAGTTGATGTTCCTCATCGTCAGATGAGACCCAACGAAATAAAAATTAAGGAGATTATATATGATCACGGGTAAAAAGATAGCAGTCATTGGACATACACAAGGACTTGGTAAACTTGTATTTGAAAACTTACAGGAGTTAGGTAACGATGTTATTGGATTCTCTAAAAGTCTAGGATACGATATTTCAAATGCAGAAGACAGGCAGTCTATTGTAGAAAAGTCTAAAGAGTGTGATGTTATAATTAACAACGCTTATAACTTTTCGGCATGGGACGATGCCCAGATGCATATGTTAATGGACTTGTATGGCAACCATTATTCAGACTGGCATACTCTTAAGATGTGGCCTACAGGTAATGACAGGGTAATGTTAATTAACATAGGTGGAACAATCGATCAATATTCTGACGAGTTGTTAGCAACTAAAAATATATTCTTAGACGACGATGAAAGAGAATACCGAAGAACTAAAGGCAACGTTAACAATTTTTGCCTAGATAAACAAATATGCAATATTAAGTTTGGTCCTATTAAAGCCGGTAGAACACTTAACCAAACAGGACTAAAAGATGTTGCATTTGATCCTGAAGTAATATATAATGCTATTTTATTCACAATGGATAACTACTTTAACCGAGACGGTTTATTCGTTTACAACTTGGAACTTAGCTGATGGAAAATAGAGTCGAAAGAATTATACTTACAAAATTATTTTATGATGAGGAATATCTTAGGAAAGTTATTCCTTTTTTGAAAAGTGAATATTTCAACGACTCTGCAGAACGTACAATCTATCTTAAAATTTGGGAGTATGCTGAGAAGTATAATGCTTGCCCTAGTAAAGAGGCAATCGTTATTGCCTGTCAAGATGATAGACGTGTGTCTGAGATTGAGGACAAAGAGATAAATGAGTTCCTCAACAATGTAGAAGATAAAGAACTAGATACTAAATGGTTGGTTGAAGAAACAGAAAAATTCTGTAAGGACAAGGCACTCTACAATGCTATTATGGATTCGATTCAGATTATTGATGGTAAGAATCAGCAGTACAGTACAGATGCATTACCTAGTATATTGTCAGACGCTCTTGCAGTTGGGTTCGACAATAACGTAGGACACGATTATATTGAGAACGCAGATCAGCGTTTTGAATTTTATCACAGACTAGAAGAGAAGATGCCCTTTGACTTGGAGATGTTTAACAAGATTACTGAAGGCGGACTAGCAAATAAAACATTGAACATAGCACTTGCAGGTACAGGTGTAGGTAAGTCTTTGTTTATGTGTCATATGGCAGCAGGCGCTATTAGCACAGGCAAAAATGTTTTGTACATTACACTTGAAATGTCCGAGGAAAGAATTGCAGAACGTATTGATGCGAACTTAATGAACATTCCTATTCAGGATTTGAAGGATATGCCTAAGAGTATGTTCGACGATAGGATTTCTAAAATTAATAAAAAAATTAATGGTAAGTTAATTGTTAAAGAATATCCTACAGCATCGGCACACGCCGGACATTTTAAAGCATTGTTGAATGAACTTAGACTCAAGCGTAACTTTGCTCCTGACATTATCTTTATTGACTATCTAAACATTTGTGGTAGTTCTCGATTCCGTCCTGGCAATGCCGCGAACAGCTATACAATTATTAAGAGTATTGCAGAAGAGCTACGTGGCTTGGCAGTAGAGTTTGATCTTCCTATTATGTCAGCGACACAGACAACTCGAGGTGGTTATGGAAACAGTGACGTTGAATTGACGGATACCTCAGAATCATTTGGTTTGCCTGCTACAGCAGACTTGATGTTTGCTCTTATAAGTACAGAAGAGATAGAACAGTTAGGACAATTGATGGTTAAACAGTTGAAGAATCGTTATGCTGATCCTACTAAGAACAAAAGATTTATGGTTGGTGTAGATAGAGCGAGAATGAAATTGTTTGATTTAGAAAATCCACAAGCCGACTTACAAGACTCGGGTGCTGAACAGACTCCACAGTATGGTGCCTCATTTAAATTGCAAAAGGGTGGATATGATGATATTAAGTTTTAACGATTTAGACTTTGCTGTACACGCAGACAAATTCTCACAAAATCACGCACGGTTCTTAGAACAAGAAGTTAGATATTCTAGGGAATATTTTTGGTTAGAACAAGATAGAGAAAAACTTCTAAACGATTTGTGGGATAAGGCAGCACATTTTAATTTACAAAGAAACTTTGGCAATCGAGAAGACTTTGATTTCAATGGCTTGCACAATCAATTTGCTATACAAGTAAACACTGCCAATCGTGAAGATAAATTAATTTGGGACGACATCAACAACCTCATTCATCAGATAGAATTATTAGAGACTGGTGCCCCTCCTAGATGGGGATACACCGACGGAGAAAAAACATATAGAATTCCAACCGAAGCATTTCCAAAGTTTACAGTTCAAAGAAAGTTAGGAACACTATATCTTGCCTATGCTCATGTAGGTAAACACTTTGCAGAGATTGTAAATACAAAAGACTGGAATATAAAACGTTCTCAGATTCAACCACAAATATGGGCAAGGGCTACATTCTTTATGCACTTGGGAGATCCTATTACAAAAGATATGGAAAAGGATTGGCTACAGAGAGTAGCTAAGCCAGCATGGCATCGAATGGCAGACAAAATGCCTTACCAATTTCACGACCCTAGGTTAGCTATCGGATATATTCCTTTTGCAGACATTGTAGGTGATATAAATAAAGAGGAGTTAATATCACATATTAGCAAGTATGCAAAATAGGAGGCATAATGTCTGAAGAAAATAAAACCGCTTTCCATGAAGCAGATAGCAATGGTGACGGAAAAGTCAGTAGAGCAGAGCATGAAATGTATATGGAGTTTAAACGTAAGCGCCTAGAAGATGAAGATGCGATGCGAGATGCCCAACGTAAAATGGCGTGGTTCGCACTAGGTGGTATGTTGCTTTATCCTTTTGCTGTTGTTCTCGCAGTCCTCATAGGCCTAGACTCAGCAAGTCAAATCTTAGGCGACATGGCAGCTACATATTTTGTAGCAGTCGCAGGTATTGTAGCCGCATTCTTTGGGGCGCAGGCACTTGGGAAGAAGTAATTGGAAAGCATACGTTATATCAGAGAGAAGTTCTCGCCTGAGCAATACAAAAGCAATTACCAAACAGAAGTTCCAGTACCTCACGTCTACTTAAACGATTTCCTTCCAGATATGATCGCAAGGAAAATGTTTGCCGAGGCAAAAAACACGCCCGAACACCTGTGGACTACCTTTGATCGCAAGGGAAGTCATATGCAAGAGTGTAATAAGTTAGAACACTTACCTGTTGCAACAGAATTTGTAAACGCTATGCACAGTTCATTAGGTATAGACTGGTTAAATAGAATAACCGGAACTGAAGGATCTATAGGCGATCCGTTTATTGTAGGTGGTGGGTATTCTAAAAGTTGGACCAATGATTCCTTGCAAGTACATTCTGATTTTAACTGGAACGACCAATTCAAATTACACAGAGCTCAGTCATTAATTGTTTACCTCACACCCGATTGGGATCCTGAATGGGGCGGAGCATTAGAGTTCTGGGACAATCAAAAAGAAAATAAAGTAAAAGAATTTCCTTGCCTATTTAATAGCGCAGTAATATGGAATTACAGTAACCGAGGATTCCACGGATATCCAGAGCCACTGAAATGTCCTGCAGGTGTACATAGGACAACATTTAGATTATTCTATTACTATAGTGATGCCGATTATAAAACAGAGGATAGACCTCATAGGAGTTTATATTGGTACGACAAAGAATCTAACGAACCATTCGATATCCCAACCAGGAAGTAGGTTATGCCAACAAATTTTTACCACAGGATTAAAAAAGAGGATATCTATCTTTACGGTCCTGTTCTACCTTGGAACAAGGCATTAGAAGACGACAACGCTGTTCTATTGTTTGACAGATTAGATCAAGCAATGAGGTCTTATCCTTTCGTAGATCTTTTCAATAATTTGGATGACCCGCATCTAATCCATTTAAAAAACAAACCTAATGTAAGACTGTTAATTAATTTCTGCGATGACTATTTTAATCTACCAGTTGTTCGAGACTTTAGACGCAGGATAAAAGAGTGGCAGATACCTGGTAACAAGATAGTATTCGTGGTTAAAGATCAGATGTTCAGAAAGTTCTGTCAAAGAATATTTTCTGATATGCCAGACATTGAATTTATTCTATATAGTCCTTTGCAGGTTAGATGTAAGAATGTTGATACCTCTGAATTAACAGAACGAACTAAATTCAATATACTTAGCAGAAACTTTAACGAGGACAGGTTCGAGCTATACCTAAAACTCGTAGATAAGGATCTACTCAAACACTTCTCATACTCGTTTCACAATCTAAACCCATATGAAAATGGCTTTGATGGAAATTACTTTAGGTATCCCATTCAAACTCTTCTGGACATGGCTAGGGAAATGGGATATGGCAAGCCTGCTTGTGAGAGTTGGATCACTGGTATCCCCTATGAGATCAACGAGACCAGCCACTTTAAAACAGGCAGACTTAGTAAGTTTGGGCCAATAGTCCCTAGAGCAATTGCCTCAGCAGACTTCCACATTGTCGTAGAGTCACACTACCTACCCTACAAGAACTACAATCACGCCCAGATCTTGCACAATGAGGGTAAGCTCAAGGTACACGAGTTCTCACCCTCATTCGCTACGGAGAAGTTCTACAAAGCTATTATGGCAGAGACTCCTCACCTAGTACATACTACCCCAGGGTTTCTAGAAGAGCTAAAACTATGCGGATACGAATCATTCTCACCTTGGATAGACGAAACATATGACACAATATACGACCCCGCAGAGCGATTAGACGCTATCGTGGCTGAAGTAGAGCGTATCTGTGCCCTCCCTGAGAGCTCCTATAACCAGGTTGTCGAAGAGTGTAATGCTATACAGTTACGCAATAAACGTACCCTTATAGCGCAAAATAGAGTGGATTATCAGGCCTATAAGGATAAATATGACGATTGGTTTGTGGACTTTAGTGCTTACTGTAACTCATTGAATGAAAAGGACTATATCAGTGATATGGACCTACATACGAACGGAAATTTCTGGCGAGATGGCGCCAAATCCCCTAATCTAGTCCCGTATAACGTACTCAAACCCGAAGATGTACCCAAAAACTTCTAAAAAAGTGAAAAAAAGTCAAAATAATGCTTGACATTTGGTAAAATACCCTGTATAATACTTGTATAAACTGAAGAAATTGGAGTTTAGAGCATGAAAATCGTAATACAGACACAAACCCGTGAGAACTATGGCGCCCATGATTGGGACGGCAAGGGCGAGTGTCCGCAGTATTGGAAGTTCAAGGGCGGCGATACCTTCATTATGGAAGGCGTGACTGTAGAGCAGTCGGGCTGTAAGGACTTCTGGGCTAAGCTAGAATCACTAATCGAGGTTCGCAACGAATCTTGGGAAGAGATCATTATTCACTCCGATCTCATCGACGATATTGACTTCAAACTCGAGGATCATATCGAAGAGTGGGAGACACCTACCTTTATCGAGTACGACGCCCTGATTAAGAGGTTCCGTGGTACTCGCATTCAAAAGAATGACGAATTCGGTTATATGAGACGAGAGATCGTAGAAAAAACCGAGAGCTTCCTAATGGGCCCTAGCCAGGAGCGAATCGACTATAAGTGTATGTATCTTATGGAAGATGGACATCGCGGATGGAGTCAAGACTTCCTAAGCGACTGGTTCGCCTGTAAAGAAGCGGCAGTCGCCTAAAAAGATTTCACGTTTTGGTCAGAAAGTGCTTGACTTTAGAAACGAACGGTAGTATAATAGTTACATTAAATTGAGAAAGAGGAAAAATTATGTCAAACCAAACATTTAAATTTGCAGGATACAGCGTAATGTCGAACGGGACTTGTAAAGCCCGGTTCGGTAACGATATGGTATCTCGCATCAAGAAGTTGAAGGATAACTCATCACATTATTTTGTGGAGTTACCGTCAGCCATGACTAAAAAGGAAGCAGCTCAGTATGTACTCCAGAATAGCAATATTCCGGATGCAGAAACAAAAGATGCTCTTTTGAAAGTCGTGTTTAGGAATGTACCTAAAACCCAACGGGTGGTTAATACCGCTCCGAAGGTTGAGGGTGCTGAAAGTGTAACCGTTGTTAAATCAAATATTGGAGAATAATATATTATGACTAAGTCAGTTAACACAACTCAAACTAAGAAAGTTCTTAACTTTCTAACTAGCGGACAATCTCTGTCTGAAGCACAAGCAGTTAAAATGTTTGGCATCAAATCAGTCGGAGCCCGTGTGGCAGAACTTCGTGAAGCAGGTTTCCCTGTATACACGAATGTCACAAAGACAGGTAAAACTGTCTACCGCCTCGGTACCCCAAGCCGAGCAATGATCGCTGCAGCATATACAGCAGCAGGCGCAACAATCTTTAAATAAGACGCGCTTTTCGTTATGTGGTGCCCTGAGCATGGCCCTAAAAAACTGCTCACAGATTTTATATATAAAGTACCGCCGGTATAGCTCAGCAGGTAGAGCAGGGGTTTTGTAAACCTCAGGTCCCGTGTTCGATTCATGGTGCCGGCACCACTTTAACAGGAAGAGATTATGGAAGACATCTTAAGAAATTATTTTATTGCGGCGAGGGATCGTCATGCCCTGAACGTCCGTGTAATGATGGACAGTAAGACTTCAATCCCAGAACATACTGGCTGGGCAGAAGCAATTGAAGAAGAGCTAGGAAAAGTAGCTCATTACAGGGATCTACTGGAAGCATTAGATACTGTATGAAACTTTTCGTTGGGATATTAACAAACCGAGATGCCGAACGTTTAGAACGTTGCATTGAAAGTTTGGGACCAAAGCAGGAATACTTTGACGCCTTCGTTGTGTGCAATACACTTGATGAAGATTATATCCCAATCGCTAGAGCCGTTGCTGAGAAACATAATGTTGAATTCTTCATTACGTCCAGCAACGGCTTACCTGGCAGAGGTAAGAACTCTGTCATAGATTTATTTGCCATGAGCCCACATACACATCTAGTTCCTATCGACGGAGACGACAATCTCGCTCCTGGTGCTCTGGAACACATTAAGGGTTTACTCGAAGAAAATCCTGAGATAGATGTACTCGGACAAAGGCATAATCCTATGGTATATGACGGGAATGTCAATACTTGGGAAAACATTATTGAAGATGGATTGTTCTTTGAATACGGAGCAATCGAACCTTCCAAAAGAAACATTGTAGCTATGGGTGCGCTTAGAGAAGCCATTAATAGCGTGATACCATTCAATAGATTTTTAATTTTAAGTCAGTTCGCAGCTACGAACTTTTCATACCTAGAGGATATAAAAGCCTGTGATGATATTATAGCTGCCTGCGATTTGTATAACAGTGACGTAAAATACTTTTTGACAGACAAAGTTCTGTACGAATATGAGATGA